CATCTTGTGGTTGTATTGTCAGTGATGATACAAAAACTGTAAAAAAGATTACTTGTAAATACGGAGGAATAGATAGGGAAAATCCTAGAATAGAAGCTGTTATAAAACAGTATAACGAAGACTGAAAATTATGTATATACAATTCTTTCCCATTTATGGTTTATGTGTTGGCATTAACTATTGGGATACAGATATGAAAACCGAAGACGACCCACATCCTAAAGACTTAAGTAAAGAGTATATGATACAATTCTTCATAGGAATTGTAGGTATATCTTTTCACTGGTGGTGGGGAGACTAATAAACAAATTAGCAGAAAAACATAAAGACTGGATACATATGGCAAAATCGTTTGGATGTGATGATGATGCTGCAAATGAATTGGTGCAAGGTATGTACTTAAGATTAAGCAAGTATGTAGATAAAGTAGACAAGATAATGTATGATAAGAATAATATAAATACTTACTATGTATATGTTACATTACGTAATTTATTTTTATCAGGATATCATAAAGTAAAAAAAGACTTACCTATTGAAAATATAAATGTTGGTAGTGTAGAGGATGTTCCGTTTGAATACGAAACTGCATTTGATAAGTTAATTAGTAAAATAGAAAAGATAGTAGGAAAATGGTATTGGTATGATAAAAAACTATGGGAGATACATTTCAAACAAGAAAAGTCGATGCGTAAAATAGCATCACTTACAAAAATAAGTTTAAGTTCAATATTTAATACACTAAAAAATGGAAAAGAAAAAATTAGATCAGAAGTCGAACAAGAGTGGCAAAACTACCTTAAGACAAAAAAAGACAAGTAAAGGTCTTGGTGATACAGTAGAAAAGGTATTTAAAGCTACTGGTATAGATAAAGTAGCTAAGTGGATACTTGGTGAGGACTGTGGTTGTGAAGAAAGAAAAGAAAAGCTTAATAAAATGTTTCCTTATATAAAACCACAATGTTTAACAGAAGATGAATATATTTATCTAGACAAACATTTTAAGGCACATAAATCACAAATTACAATAGAAGAACAAATTGCATTAATAAATATTTATGGTAGAGTATTTCCTAAAGCACCTAAAGTAGAACCTACAAGCTGTTCGCCTTGTTTTGTAAACAATGTGCTTAGGAAGCTAGAAGATATTTATATACATTATAATGCATAATTGGGTAGAAGAAGATTTATTTAATTGGTTAAAAGAAAATCAATATAGCAATTTAGTTAAGGCATCAGATCCTATGAGTAAATGGGATTGCTATGATTATATGACTAACCATAGAATAGAGCTTAAGTGTAGAAGAACTCATTATGATTCTTTACTCCTAGAGTTTATAAAATACGATGCACTTAGAAAAAAATGTGATGCTACATTTGAAACACCTATGTATATAAATTCAACACCTAAAGGTATCTATAGATTTAATATTAATAAAATGTTGTATCTTGATTGGCAAATGAAAGGTATTAGAAAAACAACAGATTTTTCTGACAATTCAATAGTTAGTAAAAAGGTTGCATATTTATCAATAAAAGATTCGGATATATTATGGGAGTGGTAACAGATGAAATGACAGGTTTGTCATACGTACAAAATGATACTGGTATAGTTACTTCAAAAGAAGATAGAAAGTCTATGCCAGTTTATAGTGGTGTATTAAAATACTTTCCTGATGCTATTAGAGAAATATCTAAATGTAGTTATGTAGGTAATAATCAACATAACCCTGATAAAGAATTACATTGGGATAGGTCTAAGTCAGGAGATGAATTAGATGCACTGTCTAGGCACTTACTTCAAGCAGGTACATTTGATGATGATGGTATACGTCATTCAACAAAGGTGGCTTGGAGAGCTTTAGCTAATCTTCAAAAGGAATTAGAGAAAACTAAAAAGTAAATTATGCCACTTAGAATGAAACCTAAAAAGTACGAAGAGAAACTAGACTTTAATAGAAGATGTATGAATAATGCCAAGATGATATCTGAATTTGGTGATAGAGATCAGAGGTTTGCAGTATGTCAATCTATATGGAAAGGTACGTTTGATCCAAGTAAATAGTCTCATATAAAATATTTTTCATAGATTTGTGTCATAAGCAAAAATATGAAAGCACTAAAAATATTATTAAGACTACCACATTTAATTATAGCTTTTATATTATTGGTTGTATTTTGTATAGTAAAAGTATTACTAAATACTATTTACTATCTACTTCAATATCCACTTAATAAAATATTAAAATGGATAGAATCAATCTTAAAATATATAATTATAAAACTATAATATGGGACAAATAAAAAAACTACTAGATGAAGAAGAGATATTAGGTGAAGAAACTAGACCACAAATTCAGTGGGAAGAACAAGAACATTTATATGAATCAGAAAATAATAACAAATGAGAAATGTAATTACAAATCACATCTTTGAACACTATAGAAAGAAACAAAGAAAAATAGAAAAAGCGAAAACATTACTTAGAAAAAATAATCACGTTGTTTACGAGAAAAAATAAATAGATGATAGTTACGTTAGATGGAGAGCTTTGGAGAGAGGAAGAATTGGAAACCAATATGTATGATGATGAGTTTTACTATGGTTATATGGGGAAGAATTCTCTCTCCTCTTCATCTATTAAAGTACTGGCAAGTAAACCAAATAATTATTTTAAGTATGTCAATTCAACAGGTATCAGTGATAGTAAGTTTGATTTCGGCAGTTTGTTTCATTGGTACTTATTAGAGCCTGATGTATTTCAGAAGCAGGTCTTTGTAGATGTGCTTAGAAGATCAGGTAAAGTTTGGCAAGAAGCAGAAGAGAAACATGGGAAAGTATATCTTATGTCTGATAAATTTAAGGTAAAACAAGTAGCTGAACAGTTTCTTTCTTGTGCCAAAGTAGAACATATTTTACAACATAGTCAAAAAGAAGTGCCAACAGTTGGTATGATAAATGGTTATTGTTTTAGAGCTAAGGCTGATATTTTAGGTGATGGTTATATTGTAGATCTAAAAACCTGTAGGAATTTAAAAGGTTTTAAATGGGATGCAAGAGACTATGGATATGCAGCTCAAGTATATATCTATACAGAATTGTTTAACATAGATTATACAAACTGGACATTTATAGCAGTAGATAGAAATACTGGTGATTTTGGTTTCTATACTATAAGTGAAGAGTTTTATTTAAGTGGCAAACAAATTGTAATGGATGGCATAGAAAACTATAAACTAATTGAGCAAGGTCAAACAGAGTTTGAGCCTACATACATAGAAGAAGTATTATGATGGAAACTTTAACAGTAAGTCGAAAAGAGTGCTACGATGATATTATCATGTCATTGATTCAAGGCTTGCTTATTAAAGATGATATAGATACCATCATACAACACTACGAAGATTTAGAACAATATGAATGTTGTCAAGGTATACTTGATGCATATAACGATTATAGAAAAACAAGAAAATGAATTACAAGATAATAAGAAATAAAGTAGAAGAACACTTAAATATAGATATAGAAACCCCTACAAGAAAAAGAGATTATGTATATGCTAGAGCTTTGTATTTTGGTTTATGCAGAGAAGTGCTAAATATGGGATTAGCACAAATAGGAGATACTCTTGGTTTCGATCATGCAACAGTTTTACACCACACTAGAAATACTTTTAAGAATCTATTTCTATGGAAAGAAATGAAATATATAGAAGCTTATCATAAGATAAGTAGTGAGTGTAAAGATATGAAAGCTGATATGTGGTGGAACAATAAAAAGCTTTACGTTGAAGATTTAATAAGAGAAAACGTAAGAATGAAAAGACAATTAGATAAACAAAATTAATATGGGAACAATGTTTTATTTAGTGGGTGCTATACTTATAGCATTCATTTATATTATGGATGTATGTCAGAAATAAAAAAACAAGATGGGAGAAAAAACAATGGTGCTGTAAAAGGTATCAGCAGAGGACAAGGTAGACCTAGAAAGATTCTCAATAAAGATATGAGTAGTCTTACCTTATCTGCACTAAAGAAGATATTCGGCAGTGAAGAA